CGGCGCAAAGTCATGGGGCATCGCACGCGCCTTACTCATCCTTGCCGCACAGCGCCCGATCCGCATCCTGTGCGCCCGCGAGTTCCAGACCAGCATCCGCGACTCGGTGCATAAACTGCTGTCCGACCAGATACAGGCGCTCGGGCTGCTAGGCTTTTACGAGATCACGCAGAGCGCCATACGTGGGCGAAACGGCAGCGAGTTCGCATTCGTGGGCCTTCGCAACAACGTCGCCAACATCAAGTCGTACGAAGGCGTGGACATCTGTTGGGTCGAGGAAGCCCAGACGTTGAGCCGGATGTCGTGGAACGTGCTGATCCCGACCATCCGTAAAGAGGCCAGCGAGATCTGGGTGTCGTTTAACCCCGAACTGGAGTCCGACGAAACTTACCAGCGGTTCGTGGTCAACCCGCCTGAGGGCGCGGTGGTGCAGAAGGTCAACTGGTCGGACAACCCGTGGTTCCCCGACACCCTGCGGCTGGAAAAGGACGCGCTGAAAGAGCGCGACCTCATGGCGTACAATCAAGTGTGGGAAGGCATCTGCCGCCAGAGCGTAGACGGCGCGATTTTCGCCCACGAAATGCAGCAGGCCGAGATGGACAACCGCATCACGCGGGTGCCGTACCAAGCCGTTAAGCCTGTCCATGCGGTATTCGACCTCGGCTGGTCGGACAACACGGCCATCTGGTTTGTCCAGTTCGTCGGCATGGAGACTCGGCTTATTCGGTACATGGAGAACAGCCAAAAGCCCATCGGCTGGTACTTGGCCGAAATGCAGAAGTTCGGTTACGTCTATGACACGATCTGGCTACCGCATGATGCCGAGAACAAGACGTTGGCGGCGAACGGTCGGAGCATCGAAGAAATCGTCCGGTCGGCTGGCTACAAGACGCAAATCCTGCCGCGCATTTCGATCACAGACTCCATCAACGCCGCCCGCACCATGTTCCCGGCGTGTTGGTTTGACCGCGAGAATTGCGACCTCGGCCTAACGTGCCTCAAACATTACCGCTACGACGTAGACCCCGAGTCGGGGCAATTCAGTCGCACACCTTTGCATGACCGATACTCGCACGGCGCGGATGCATTTCGTTATATTGCACTCATGGTAAAAGAACCCGTCCGACGCCGACCGCAGGCACGATTGGACGGCGCAGCGAACTGGATGGGTTAAGGCATGACCACGTACCAAGACCAAGGCGACGATCCGCGCATCAGCGAGGCCATCAAATTCCTGCGATTGGTCGCAGAGGCCGACACCCAAAACCGCAGCGCAGCCCTTGAGGATGTGAAGTTCGCCGCCGGTGAACAATGGCCGGTCGAGATTCAGAACAGCCGCAACCTTGAGGCGCGACCCTGCCTCACGATCAACAAGATCGACGCCTACGTGCGTCAAGTCACGAACCAGCAGCGCGAACAGCGCCCCCGCATCAAGGTTCACCCGGTCAACAACGAGGGCGACCTTAAGATCGCAGAGGTGATCGAAGGCATCACGCGCCACATCGAAGTTAACTCCAGCGCCGACACCGCCTACGACACGGCCTTTGACTCTGCCGTTCGCATGGGTTGGGGTTACTGGCGCATCATCACCGACTACGTGCGCGAAGATTCGTTTGAGCAAGAGATCTTCGTTAAGCCCATCGACAACGCCTTTACGGTCTATTTCGACCCCAACAGCGTTGCGCCCGATGGCTCTGATGCCGAGCGCGTGCTGATTACCGAGGTCGTCGCCAAAGAGAAATTTCGCGAGATGTACCCCGACGCTGACGATGGCGTGCAGTTTACGCCGCGCAGTACGGGCGACAGCACCGCCGAGTGGGTGACCAAAGAGGACATCCGCATCGCCGAGTATTTCTACGTCGAGCGCGAGAAAGAAACGCTGGTGCTGCTGTCAGACGGCACGAAAGCCTACAAGAGCGAACTGCCCTCGCAGGAATTGCTTGACGCTGCGGGCGTGATGATCGTCGATGAGCGCAAAACATGGCGCAAAAAGATCATGTGGTGCAAGTTGACGGCCATGCAAGTGCTGGAGAGCAAGGAATGGCCGGGACGCTACATCCCCATCGTCCCCTGCTACGGCGCACAAACCATAGTGGACGGCAAACGCCGCAAGTATGGCCTCGTCCGGTTCGCCAAAGACCCGCAGCGGATGTACAACTTCTGGCGCACGGCGATGACGGAATCCGTCGCGCTGGCACCCAAGGCCAAGTGGCTGATCGCCGAGGGCCAAGACGAGGGTCACGAAAATGAGTGGGCGATGGCGAATATTCGGTCAGCCCCCGTCTTGCGCTACAAACAAACGGATATTGACGGGCGTGAGGCTCCCCCGCCGCAACGCCTGCAACCCGAACCGCCGCCTGCGGGCATCATGGCCGCGACCGAAACCATCAGCCGCGACTTGCAGACTGTCCTCGGTATTTTCGACCCGGCGCAGGAACTGGTTGGCAACGTATCTGGCAAGGCACTAAACGGCCAGCAGCAACAGGTTGACCTGTCTAATTTCCATTTCTACGACAACCTCACGCGCTCGATCAAGCAGACGGGTAAGATCATCCTCGACTTGATCCCCAAGATTTACGACACGCAGCGCGTGCTACGCATCATCGGCGTGGACGGCAAGCCCGATCTCACCACCGTCAACGAAGTCACCGCCACGGGCGAGGTGCTAAACAATATCACCGTGGGCGAATACGACGTCGTGATGGATGTCGGCCCCGGCTACAACTCCAAGCGTCAGCAGGCTGTTGAGGCCATGATGCCGCTTATGGCGCAGCAGGAGATTTTCCAAGTCGCGGGCGATCTGATGTTCCGCAACATGGATTTCCCCGGCGCAGATGTCATCGCCGACCGCCTCGCTGCGTTAAACCCGCTGGCGCAGATCGACGAGAAGTCACAAATCCCGCCGCAAGTGCAGATGAAGATGCTTCAGCAGCAGCAGCAACTGGAGCAGATGCAACAGGAACTGCAAGCCGCTGGTCTGCAACTCAAGTACCGCAGCGACATCGAAACGATGCGGCAAGAGGGCGAAACCAAGCGCAAACTCATGGACGTTACGTCGAGGGCGCACAACACGGAAACAATTGCCGAGGTCAAGGTCAACGACCAGAACACCCGCGCTATCACCTCGCAGAACAAGACCGAGATCGACGCGCTCGTCAAACTTGCGCTAGCGAACATCGACTCCGGTGCGCTGGAGGCCGAGATCGCCCGTCGCAACGCCGAGCAATACGCCTACGCGCAGGAAGCCGCCCGCGACATCCACATGGGCAGCAGTCCGTTCGTCCAACAGTAAGCCATGCCGCTGCCGAACCGCGAAGAACTAGAAACCCGTTACGGCCAAATGATGGCCGAGCGACAGGCACAAGAGCAGGCCGCAGCGCGTCAGATCGCGCAAGTCGTTGGTGGCGCAGTCAGCGGGTTCGGCACGGGCTTAATGGATCAAGTGCGGGCGTTTAAGCAATACGCCGAAAGCCCGCTCACGCAAAACTACGCCCGAGACTTGTTGACCATGAATCCTCGCCGGTCGGGATATACCGAACTTGCGGAAATGGGCAAGGCGGCACTCGACCCGCAGACGTACAAAAACATCGTCACCAACGCATACGAACAGATTACCGGCGGGCCGGAAAGTTTCGGTCGGTTCGTCGGGCAAAACATCAATCCGTTTAGTCGGCTCGGCGGCGTTGCCAAGCGCGATATATTTATCGGCGAAAACGCACGAACTTGGGACGCCGCAGCCGCAAACCGCGCAGTAGAAATGGAAAAAGCAGGGCATACGCCCGAGGCAATCTGGCAAGAAACTGGAACAATCCGAGGGCCGGAAGGTAAGTTGCGTCAAGAAATCAGCGATGCAAACGCGCACCTTGATTATGAGTTCGTGCCAGAAACGAAAAACGCATTGGATTGGGCAGATCATTGGTTAAAAGAAAGAGGGTATATAACCAAACGAGGAATTGACGTTCTTTCGCCAGCCATTCCAGAGGAAATTCGGAAAGAAGCATTAAATTACGGAAAATCAATGGTTGGTAAATCCGTTGTTACTAGACCATTGGAAGAAGCATTTATGCATGGCCCATTGTTAAATGCTTATCCAGAAATGTTTGGAAAATTAGAAATAGGCAGAGAGCCGAGCGGCACGGTAAGGGGCCGGTATTCTGAAAACGTCGTTACAACTGGAGGCGGCGGTTTAATCAATTCCAATGAAGTAAAGCCAGAATTATCGACTTTATTGCATGAACTTCAGCATGCCGTGCAAGAACATGAAGGTTTTGCAAGAGGCGGCAATCTAGATATTGCAAGAACGGCAATGCAACAACAATTTAGCAAAGAAATGCAGCCATTTCAATCTGCATTAAAAAAACGATTGATGGCGGCAGAAAATTCTGGTGCTGCATCAAGAGCGCAATATTCTCAAAAACTAAAAGATTTAGAAGTTAAAGAAAATATACGACCAAGACAGTTATTAAATTTGTCGGATTGGTATCAGTACGGCACGAAGGTTTCAGAAGAATTAGGTTACCGAGGATATGGATGGCAAATGCCTCGACAGAAAGGCGCAACACGGGATCGTTGGATAAATGAAGCGGTCAGAACTATGCGTCGAATGATTGAAGAAGAAAATCCAGAAATGCGCTTTGCCGATAGTTTAATGACACCTAACCAAGCAAAACAAACATTGGCAAAAACCAGCAAAATTTTTAGAGAAACGCAGGAACAAGCAATCTCTGCATCTAGATTGCAAGATAAATATAGTGCTTTACGCGAAAAATCCGACTTTGATCTATATCAAAGACTTGCGGGCGAGGCAGAGTCACGGGCGGTTCAAGCACGCATGGGCATGACACCAGCCGAACGCCGAGCAACTTTCCCAACTTACGACGTTCCAATTAAAGAATTGATAATTCGCCGTGATTGACTCATCTGCGAAACAGATTAGACTGATTTCACTCTACCGTTGGGGTTCAGCGGGTAAAACTCTTGGGGATAACCCATGTCTGACGAGCAAAAGGTCGCGGCTACGGTCGTGACCGCTGAAAATTTAGCCGAGTTCAACGCACAGAAATTAGGTTTAGCGGAACCTACGGCCCCGACCGAGGCGGCACCCGAGGCTGAAGCCTCTGCCGAGCCGGTAGCCGAGGAAACACCGAGTGAGCCACCTGTAGCCGAAGGCGAGGCGACGGCAAAAGAGGAGCGCAAACAGAATCCCAAGATCGAACGGCGGTTCTCCGAGATCACCAAGCAACGCGAGGAAGCCCGTGCGGAAGCGCGGAAGGAACGCGAAGCGAGGGAGGCATTGGAGGCGCGGCTAAAGGCTATAGAAACGCAGGCAACCCCGCAAAAAGCGGAATCCAGCAACGAAAAGCCCAAGCCCGAGAACTTTACCGACGCCTTTGAGTATGCAGAGGCGCTGGCGAGTTGGACTGCCGAGCAGACGCTGGCAAAGCGGGATCGGGAAGAATTGGAACGCAAGGCGAACGAACAGAGGCAACTTGCTGTCAAGGCATGGGCCGACCGCGTGACCGCCGCGAAATCCGAACTCCCCGACTTCGACGACATGGTGCAGTCATCAGACGTAGTGGTTACAGACCCGATACGTGACGCCATCATGGAAAGTGACGTAGGCCCAAAAATCCTATATCACCTCGCCGAAAACCCCGAATTTGCACAGAAA